GATCGCTGGCCGTAATGCTCGACGGCACCTCGCCAACAAAGTACGCCGACACGCCGCTGGTATTCCGCGGGATGTTGACGGTTTCCGACGCCATCGGCAGAACGCGAGCGTTCGCTCGAAACGTGCCGTAGTCCTCAACCAGGCGAATGATCGCCCGTTCCAACGTTTCAGGCACCAGGAATCCGCCGGCCCCGTTGTCGCCGCCGCTCATCGCGCCGCGAACGTCGATGCCAATTTGAGCACAGTATTCGGCGGCCTTCGCGTTGCGAAGCAACGTCGCCGCAGCCCACGCACCCGCCTCGAACGCTTCGGCCTTGGTCGCGAATCCGGCAAGCTTGCCGTGCCGCTGGCGGTCGATGGCCTCGATCCGCACGCCGGCATCCGCATTGCCGCGAAAAGTAGCCTGAGCCATCTTGCCGGCGATTTCGGCTTGGCGAGCTTCGATCTTCTCCGCACGAGCGATTTCCTCGTCGATCTGATCGAGTTCGCCGGCTTTGTAGCTGGCCTCACCAGGCTTACCAATGCCGTTCACGCGATCAATCACCGACTTCTCGTCGGCGGTCAGGTCGCGATTTTCGGCGGTGACGATGTCGACGATTGCCTGCGCCTTGGCATACGCCTGCGCCCGCTGCTCTCGCAGTTCTTTCAGCGTTTTCATGCTCGTGGTCCTGATTAGGCCAACGAACACAAAACGAAAAAACGGCGTGGACGTTGGCAGGTAAAGGGGTAATCCTGCAAACGCACCACGCCGCTTAGTTAAGCCGGCATGCAATGCGGATCAATTTGTCAGCCGCAATTTATACCGCCCGCCGCTTCAAAGTCAACGACAACTGCCGATGGTAAATTTCGCGGCGATTCTGCATTTCCTTTGCCGGCTGATCGCTCAACAAGCTTTGAGGGGTTCTCTTGAAACGCGTTGGTGCCACGGCTGCGACGGCGTCAGACGCCGCTCCGATGCCATCGACGAGGCCGAACGTCAGAGCCTCTTGCGCGGTGTACCATGTCTCGGCATCCATCGCAGCAGCGATTTCCGATACCGGCTTCTTTGCTCGATTGGCATACGCTGACGCCAATTGCCCCGCGTATTTATCGAGCACACTAGCCGTTTTTCGCAATTCATCGCCGTCGCCAATAGCGAAGGTCCAGGGATTATGAATCATCATCATCGCGTTGGCAGCGATGACAATTTGTTTTCCAGCCATCGCGATGAACGATGCCGATGAGGCGGCCAAGCCATCGATGGCAATGGTCACATCGCCGCGCCGCTCAATCGCGTTGTAGATCGCCAGGGCTTCGTTAACCGAACCGCCTGGCGAGTTAACGCGGATGACAAGAGGCTCGTCGGATGGCACCGCGGCGATGGCGTCGAGGATGCCTTTGGCCGATACCATACCAGCCCATTCCGGGCCGATGTCGTCATAGATCAGGATTTCAGCCATCGTCAGATTCCTCCATAATTTGCCGAGCAATCGACTCGGCTTCGCTCGGCCATTCCTTGCAGGCAGCCAACACAGCCGCCGGGAATTTGTCGGACGTCAACGACGCCAAATCGTGCAGTTGTGCCTTATGGCAGTCGACAACATGCGTCGCAACATCAACACCGCCAGGAAACTTTGCGGCATGTTTCGCGTAGAACTGGTCCGACCAGTCGGCAAAATTTCTCGCCTTGTCAGCCATCCGCGATACCTCGCGACCAGCGGCAACGAGCCAGCTTCGTACCTTTGCCACCATCGCAGCCGGCGGTGGATTGGATTCTGGCGGCTCGCCATTGAGTCGCGGTGATGCCATGTCTTTGCTCGTGGTCGTCGCCGGATTGATAAGCTGATCGCCGCCATCGAGAGGCGGCAGTTCTTCCCAATCGCGAGCCTCGTTCGGCGTAATAATCATGCCACGAACGAGGTTCACCAGCATCGCGGCGCGATTGGCAGCGTCGGGCTTAATTAGCTCCCAGTTGTCCCAGGCAAATAGGTACGTTTCTGCGTTCGCTTCCGCGGCCGTCAGCAATTTCGCTGTACATTCAGACGCCCAGATAGCTTGCCACGGACCAAGTCCATGAATCAAGTACGCTCGATTGTGCTGTTCGAGCGTATTGTACGATTGCGAATCGCTGACGCCCGGCACCATGTGAACGCCGAACATCCGCATCGCCTCGCGAACTTGGAATTCACGTTGCTCGATGATTTGATTCTCGCGCAACGCACTCGACAGCGTCGAAGCCGTGATGCCCTCGCGCAGTAAGGCCGCCTTACCAGCGTTGCTCGATCCGCTGTGACGGTCGTTGAAATTGTTGAGAAACTCCTGAGCCTTCGACTCGTCACGGAATACGCCCGGCGGTGCAGACAGAACGAGCGACGGCTGACCGTTATTTTTGAAGAATGAGTTCGCGAACTTCTCGCCAGCCAGAGTTAGCCCAATCGCCCCGCGGAACTGGTCGAGAGCCGCGGTCCCTTGATACTTGTCGAGGCCCGCAGCGTAGATATGAAGCACATCGCGATCCGGCAGTGTATCGTAATTGCTGCTGTTCGGTTCCATAACGACATGCCATTTGACAGGCGACTCAAATGGACGGCCCTGCGAAGTAACGGTGACAGTTCGCTCCGGTGGCAGCGGAATCAATTCTGCCGGTTCACCGCGGAGATTTCGCTTGATGTACGCTCGCCCATTGCCATACAGCAACGCATCAAGTTGCAACGAGCGCTTGAGTTGATATCCAGTCCACGGCCCTCGCGGAATTCGCAGCACCTTGCCGCCAGGGTGGCTTCGATCCTCTTCCTTTTGATCGTCATCACCTTCAATGCGATAAAGCATCAGCGGCAACTGCCCAATATCGTTCGCAATCACGTTCACGCAATAAGCCAACGCCGACGCGCCTAGCGACGACTTCGCCGAGACGCGTTCGACGAATTCGCCATAGGTCAACGCTTCGACCAAATCCGGCGTCGGATTGGCCAGCGTTGCGGCAGAGATGCCGGCCCGGTCGCAAGTAATAACCGACTCACCAAATGATCCGATCATGTTAGTATCAAGCTCCCATCGACGGATTGTGAGGCGGCAAACAGGCACTCCGAGAACGCCATCAGAGTCGCCACGACAGCATCAATTTTCGATTCTCGATTCCCCTTATCTGGCATCCATTCGTCTTTCGCATTTCGCATGACCTGCATATTCGCAACCTGCCATGCCAAGACTGGATCGCCGGCGTGAATAATCTTGTCCTCTTTCGCGGCCAGTTCAAATTTTCGCGTCGGCTCGTTGTAGAACCGCGGCGATTGTGTGAACGCGAACACCTTGATTCCGTGATCGTTTTGAAGTTGCTGACCGATCAGCTTCGCGAAGTTCGGATCGATAGCCCAAGTGCGAATCTGGTATTTATCAGATTGGTCGACTACCCATCGAATCATCGCTTCCGGGTCGATGGCGTTTCCGTCACAGCACTCGAGCAGCCCGGCGTTGATCCACGTGCGGAACGGTTCGGAATGAACTGGAAAATCGCCGCTGCGGCAGGTCCACGCTCGGCTGATGACTTCCCAGTGATCGCCGACCGGAAACACCATAGAAGCCGCCGTCCAGTCGTTGTTGCGCCCGATGTCGATTCCACCATGACCGTATGCTCCCAGGTCAATCGTCAGCGGCTTATTGCCGCGATCCCAGACCGCCCGCGTGATTAGTACCTCGTGGCTGCCCGTTCGCTTGTTCGCGTGAAACCGAACGAATTTATTTGTCTCGGTCGGCCTGTTCTTCGCCTCGTTGGCCTGCTGTCGCAGGTAGTCTACCTTCACCGATACGCCGAGATTCGGATTGGCCTTGATCCAGTTCGCCTCGTCAAATGGATCGTCCTCGTCATCGACGCGGCAGACAAACGCAAAATACTTGTCGTCAATATGCCGCCCCTCGCCTGATTCAGTTAGCACCTTGCAAGCGTAGGCATCCTCTTCGATCCAGAGTTGTGATTTGTCGTCACCAGCGGTCGTAATAACGATCTCCAACGGCTGCCGCCGCGAACCGCTACCCGATTCCAAACGCTCCTTGAAATCTCGATGCCGTCCCTCTCGCCAAGCGTGAAGCTCGTCAACGAGAATGCCGTGCGGGTTGAGTCCGTCCGTCACACGACCATCGCTGCCCAGCGGGCGGAAGGTTGAATAGCCGGAACTGATCGACGACGGTACCTTGCGAATCGTGGCTCGCTTTTTCAGCGTCGGCGATTGCTCTACCATCCGCAGCGTTTCCCGGTACATGATCTTCGCTTGCTCTTCTTTGGTGGCGGCACAATAGATTTCGGCCCCCGGCTCGCCGTCGAAAAATAGCAACTTGGCAGCGAAGCCAGCGACGAGCGTCGTTTTGCCATTCTTGCGTGCGACGCTCATATAGGCCTTGGTGAATCGTCGAACATCGGCCTGCGTATACCAGCCGAACAAGCACGCCGTCACGAACTTCTGCCACGGTGCCAATACAAACGGCCTGCCGCTGTACTCGCCAAGAGAATGCCGCAGAATCCGCGGGAAAAATTCCAGCGCCTGTAATGCTGCGTTGTGATTGAACCGCAAGCCGCGACTCGATCCATGTTCCAAGTCGTCGATGTGCCGCTGACACGCCAGTCGCTGCCAATGTCCAGCGACGATCTCACCACTCGCCACGCCGTGACAGTAGGAAAATGCTTCGTCGAGTGGGTCCGCGTGAGCAATCATACAACCTTCAATCGAGCAAGCTGTTCGAGCTCATCGAGTTCTTTTTCAGGGATGACCGGCATTCGGTTTCTGTCAGTCGGCGTCAAACAAAGTTTGGACGCTAGGTTCGTGCAACGTTGCGCCGCCTTGTTTGCGGTATCAACGTCCATTGCCTTGAGTGCTACGACCTGGATAGCGTGCCACAAGCAATATGTTTCCAGCAGTTTGTAGTCAGCCTCGGTATAAACAGCCGCCACGTTCGGCAAGATGCAATCCCAC